ACCGAAAGCTCCCCGGCGTAAAGCCGGGAGCCTCTCGGCAGAGCAGGCCGAACGGTTTGACCGATTCTACGCGGCCTACCCGAAGAAGGTGGACCGGGCCACGGCAGAGCGGGCGTGGGCCAAAATCAACCCGGAGCCGGACGACGCGGCGACCGACAGAATCATCGCGGCGGTTGAGGCCGCAAAGAAATATGACAGCCGGTTCAGGGAGCGGCAATTCACGCCAAACCCGGCAAGCTGGCTTAATGCAAAAGGCTACATGAACGACTACACAGGAGACTACACAGGAGGTGAGCAGCGTGGAAACGATGACGGCTATGCTGGATTCACTCCGTCCGGCGGATTCGGCTCGTTCGGCTGAGACCACACAGCACCGACGGCCGACAAGCAAGGATATTCTGGCTGGCGGTTACAACTGCCAGCGCGAAATCCCGGAGCCGGTCGAGTGCGAGTTCTGCGGCCGGAAACTGTACCACGAGGCCCTTGTGATGGGCCGAACGGTCCTCATGTTCGCACCGTTCCCACAGAGATGTACCTGTGACCGGGCAAAAGCCAAATGGGCGGAGGCAGACGCGGAGGAGGCCAGACAAAAGGCGGAGGCCGAGAAAGAGGCGGCGCAGGCCAAACGGCGCGCCAAAATCGAGAGGCTGCTCGGCAGGAGCGGCATCAAGAAACGCTTCCAGCAGCGGACGTTCGCCAACTTCATCCGGGACACCCCGGAGCGGCGGCGGTGCTACGACACGGCCAAAACCTATGCAGACAGCTTTCCACAGCGCGCAGAGCGCGGCGAGGGCCTCTACATAGAGGGAACCTACGGGACCGGTAAAACGCACCTCGCGGCCGCCATCGCCTTGCAGCTTATAGGCTGCGGCGTCCCGGTCGTCTGCAAGACGTCCGGCGACCTGCTGGCCGACATTAAGGAGGCTTTCGACAGCGGAGACGCCACCGAGTACGAGATACTCAAGGCGTACAAAACGGTCGATTTGCTCATTGTGGATGACCTCGGAAAGGAACAGTGTACAGAATGGAGCGTGAGTACCCTGTACTCCATTCTCAACGACCGGTACGAGGATATGAAACCGACCATCATCACGACGAACTACAACGCAGACGAGCTGGTGCGAGCCCTTACCCCGAAAGGCGGCGACGGCACAAAAGCCCGGGCCATCATAAGCCGCCTGCGGGAGGTCTCAACGGTCATCACGATGGCGTGGCCCGATTATAGAACAGGAGGCAGCAGACGTTGAAGTACATGAAATTAACTGACGAGCAAAAAGAACGGCATCCATCAATCCATTATACCGGCAGCGTCCGAGGCATGAAAAAGCTCGGATATTGGGGCAAACATGATGTATGCGTTCGGTGCGGTCAGTACATCTACAACATCTCTATTTGGCTGGACCCGAACCGCTCGAATAAGACCGAAAGGCCAAAAGAGGAGCTGCCGCAGGCGTATTTGGATATTCTCGAGAAACGTGAATGGAGCGTTTGCGATTATACGGACGACGGCCGCGTTGAGCTCGAGTGGTATTCACCGGCCGGAGAGGACTTCATTGTCTGCGTGAAAGTCGAGAACTTCCCGGACGAGATTCTTGACTACTCCGACAGCTTTGACCCGGACGAGCATATTGCGATGTGGATTGAGGCAAAGCAGAACGGTACGCAGGGCGTTCCGGGCGCGCGGCAGATTGTCCACGACGCGGAGGAAATCGAGAAAGAGCTCGACGAGCTCGCATTTGAATTGCAGGAGGCAGAGAGAAAATTATGGCTTACAGATATTACAGCACACGCCGCCCGCTGATGGTGGGCGGAATCCCCTCTACGGAGAGCGTTACCGAAATCGTAAACTTCGAGAGCGGTCGGACCTATTGCGAGGAAATCGACAATAAAGCATGGGGCTACATTGAGTACGCCACACCGCTCGACCCGCAACAGGCATCCGATTACGAGCTGGTTTTGGCCCCGCAGAAGCCCTCTATCCCTAAACCGTCGCTGAACCGGCAGGAGGTCTACCATGAGTGAGGTGAAAATCAAGGAATTGGACAAGAGCCTCATTCATCAGGCGAACAGCAACAGCATGAGCGGCCAGCGCGGCGACATTTCAGCCCATGAGTACGAGGTCTACTGCCAGAAAGTTATGAGCTGGAACATCCCGGACAGCCGCAAGCAGAAAATCGTGGACCAGATTTATGCCAAGTGGAGCGAGCAGCTCCGGCACGAGGCAGCCCATGTGAGCGTAGCTGTCGCCGGACCGGCACGGTACAACGCGAAGAAGCTGGACCACAGCGACACCATTCTCCGCCTTTCCTCTGAGTTCGTGGAGTGGTTCAACGGCCTGCAGGAGCAAGTCTGGCAGGGCCGCATCGAGGACAAGGACGCAAAGGAGATTGCGCGGCTGGTCGATGACATCAAATTCTGCATCGAGCGGCCGACGCTTAATCCTACCGCGAGCCTGTGCGAGCTCGCCAACAAGGACCCGGAGCTCTTCATGGAGTATTACGAGAAGCTCCATGAAAAGTACCGCTGGCGTAAGAACAGCGTCATCGCCAAGCTCTACGCGGCCGGGAAAGAGGGCAAACTCGCAAAGCTGAACCGGCAGAAGCTTTTCGAGGACGAGAATCTCGTCGCCTACACGATGGGCGACCGGGCGTACATCAAGTTCGTTATGAAGCCCCGGCAGCAGCTTATTGTGGCACTCAAGAGCCGGAAATGGTGGTGGAACAGTAACGAGGAGGCGTGGAGCACTTACCTCGACAAGCTGGACAAAGAGTGGGTGCAGAGCATCAGCACCCGGTACGCCGATTACGTTTGAGGAGGACAGCATGAAGCGACTTATGATTATCGGCCTGTGGCCGGACGACGCGGTCAATTATTGCACCGAGAAATGCGACTGCCGCAGGTACGCATTCGACAGGATACTTTACCACAGGGGCGGACGAGCCGCCCGCGAGCGCATCTGCATCCCGGTAGTTGACAGGAGCGGAGCGACAACGACATACCTCGACCTCCCTGTAACACTCCTCGAGGCGGGCGTCGTTTATCTCCGCCTCGACGACGGCAGCGACATTTTTTTGAGCAACACGCAGATGGCGTTAATTGCCAACGAAGTCGAGAGGCAACGCGCAGAGTGCGCAGGAACCGGCCTCAAGACGCTCGGGAAATGGTTTGAGAGTGGCCTCCCGACCGCAGAGGACTATCTCGAACCGGGCGACGAGGTAGACGAGGACCTGATTGGCTACTTTCTTGACGTCTTACCGCCACGCACAAACCGCGCAGGCCTGTTGCAGGTGGGCGGAGAAATCAGCACCGCAAAGGACGGCAACGGACGCTGGCTGCCGACCTACCTGACATTCAAGAGGCATGGCGACACATGGCGGTACGCAGGACGGTGTTTTGAAGGCTATGCGGAGCCAGTTCAGAAGTACCAGTCCTCGCTCGAGAGGATGATGCTTACACGTTGTAAGCTACTGGGAGCTGTAGCGCAGGAGGTTGAGGCCTGATGGACTACAAGGACAAAATCCGCAAGCTCCTTGCCCTTGCAAAGAGCCCGGAGCCGGAGGAGGCGAAGCTCGCCCTGCTCAAGGCCCGAAAGCTCATGGCGGAGCACAAGCTCACCGAACGAGACCTCAAGGAGCACGACACGACGGTCATCCAGCAGGAAATTGACGAGACGTTCTCCAAGAAAGCAAATTCGTGGATGGCTCCGCTATCCACCGTCATCGGAGAAAACTACTGCTGTGCGGCATACCGGTGCAAGAGAGGAGCCAAAACGACCGTCTGGCGCGTTGGATTCATTGGGCTCAAGGATGATTTTGAAATCTGCACAAAAATCTTCAAGTATGCAGTACGGTGCATCAAGGCGGAGCAGAAGAAGCTCCGCAAGCAGTACCGCGACTATTACACACCGCAGGAGATTGCGAAAATCTGCGATTCCTACGGCTACGGGTTTGTCAGCGGGGTAAACGAGGCTTTTGCGGAGCAGAACGAGAAAAATCAGGAATACGGCCTCGTACTGAAGGTTCCGAAAGAGGCCAAAGACGAGCTCTCCAAAATGGGGCCTCCGAAAGAGTTCAAAAAGCCGCCAAAGCCAAAGACCGTCGGAGAGCTCGACGCAGCATGGCGCGGCGTCGAGGATGGCAGGAAGTTCGACCCGTCAAGCAAACTGGAAGAAAAGAAACAGGAGGCATAACCGACATGGCAAATACGAAGTTTGAAGTTTCGATGGATATTTTCAAGTTTCAGGGAGAGCCGGATGTGAGCGTCACACTCACCGGCAAGAGCCCCGCAGAACTCGGGACCGCGCTCAAAACGCTCGAGACCATCGCCAAGACCACGACGCTGTACGACGGCGACAGCGCGCAGGAGACGGCAAAGAACGTCCCCAGCGAGCCGCAGCAGGAGACCCCGGTGGTTTCCACGCCTGATAAGAAAGCCCCCCCCCGAGAAGC